CGGCTCCGGGGCCAACGCTCTGTCACGCCTTGGGATCGGGACCAACGGCCAGTACCTCGGCGTGGCATCTGGCACTGTCGGTTGGGTCAGTCCAACCTCCAAGATCTTCGCCAAGGCATCGGCCACGGGAACCTTCGCCAGTTCCACCAGCGTACCGCAGCGCATCACGGGCCTTGCCTTCAACTCGGGCTACCCCAACCCCTCGGGTTCGCTGACCATTCCGGCTGGCACCGACCGGATCACGACCACCGTGGCTGGCACCTACCGTGTCATCGCACAGCTCACGGCAAGCAACTTCTCTGGCTCTGCGATCAACCAGTTCAATCTGGTCAAGACATCGGGCAGCACCAACACCGTCGTCTCTACGTCTGCCCCCAACGCAACTGGCTCGCTGCTCGCATCGACCACCAACATCACCGACCTCGTCTACCTCAACGCAGGGGACCAGATCGGCATGACGGCACTGAACAACCAGTCCTCGGGAACCTCGGCGTACAGCGCCTCGGGAACCTTCCTCATCGTGGAGTATGTGAGCGCCTGATGCCCGGAAAGATCATCGACCTCAGCAGCAACAACCCTCACCCGATTGACTTCAACGCGGTCAAGGCATCGGGCGTCACGGGCGTCATCGTCAAGGCCACCGAGGGCACGGGCTACACCAACCCGTTCTACGCACAGGACATGGCAGGCGCTCGAGCCGCGGGGCTGGACGTGGCTGCCTACCACTTCGCCAGCTTCGGAGACGTGGCGGCTGAGGCTGCCTACTTCAAGTCTGTCGCTGGCGCTGATGCCAAGGTGCTTGACGTGGAGATGTCCACCAACACAGCCTGGATGCAGGCGTTCCGTGCTGCCCTGCCAACCGTGAACATGCTCTACGGCTCGGGGTCCACGATCAACCGGACGATCTACCCCCTGACGTGGGAAGCGTCCTACGGTCAGCAGCGTCCGAGTGGGCTATGCCAGATGTGGCAATACACCGACGCACTCAGCGTGAGCGGCATCTCAGCGCCCGTTGACGGCTCACAGTGGATGGGGAGCGACGGCCAGTACGCAGCGTTCTTCGGTTCACCTGCCCCCGTTGCCCCCAAGCCCAAGCCCCCGTACATCCACAACCTTCTTCTTCTCTGAAAGGAACCACATGTCCTACACCCCCTTCGCATCGCAGGACGAGGCTGACCGAGCATGGCTCGTTGCTTCCTCCATCGCCATCCACGGCGCACCGATCGCGGTTGAGAACATGGAATCGTGGCTTGCGTACAAGGCGTTCCACGGTCCCGGCATGACGCTCCGCAACCTCTACGCCACGAAGCCTTGACCCGTGCTTGCAACGTCCATCGACCATTGGAGCGCCCTGCTCGGGGCGATTGCCAGTGCGCTTCTCATCGGCGGTGCGATCTTCGGCGTTGGGCGATGGCTGCACAACAACATCGTCACCGCCGTTGAGGACCGACTCAAGAGCATTGACAACGCGGTGAACCACCGGCTGCCAGGGCAGAAGCCTTTGGTGGCCGTGGCCGACCAGATCCTTGCCGACCTTGAGAAGCTTGATGAGAAGGTTGACAGAATCTCCCTTGACCTTGAGCACCATCTAGGAGTGCACGAGGGTCGCGATCAGTGATCGAACGGTGGAAGGCGTGGACTCACAAATGGGGAGAGATCCTTCTCAAGCGGTTTGATGCGTGGTTCACGTCGGGCAAGGGCGTCTACCAAACCCTGTTCGTCTGTCTTGTCATCTGCGTGATTGAGATTGCGTGGCCTCAACTGGACCCGCACTACTTCTACCTGCTCGCCATCCTCACGATCTATTCAGCAGTCACCCAACCGGCGCTCGCCCAGGCTGGTGCTGTCACGTCCGAAGAGATCCGGGCCTTGACCAAGCAGCTCCACGAGCTGACCGAGGCGATCTTCGTTGAGGTATCCGAAGAGGGCGAGATCCTTGAGGACGTACACGACCTGCTCAAGCTGGCGCAGAAGAAGGATGGCTGATGTTCTGGCCGATTGTTGGACTCTCTGTCGTTGGCTGCATTGGCATGGCGGTGATGGACACAGTGGGGACTATCCTCGTTCGTGCGATCAACGCTGGCCGAGGCAACCTCGCTGGCATGATGGATGCCATTGGGGATCTGGCGAAGATGTCGGTCCTGTCCATCGCAGCGGTTAGGTTGACGACCCACTACGGCTGGTGGGGCTGGCTCGGGATCATCCCCATCCTCATCACTGGCTTCCTCGTTACTCGCCACGCTACGCACCTGACCTCGGGCATTGAGGATGAGGAAGAGGCTGCCGAGGACGACGAGCGTGACTCCAAGATGCTCTGGCTTGAGCGTGAGTTCCTGATCCTGAAAGCAGAACACGAAAGGCGACACGATGACGGCGCAGATCGGTGACATCGTCCTTGCACACTCCAAGGGACTCTTCGGCATCCTCATCCGGTTCGGTCAATGGCTCCGTCCCTCGTGGCGACCGTACCGTTACTGGAACCACGCAGCCATCGTCACTAACGTCACCCCTGACGGCACTATCCGCTGCACTCAGATGGGGCGCCGTTGCGTCACGGTGGATCTCAAGGACGTTGCCCCCAATGGGCATGTCGTCGTTCGCCCAGCGCCCCCCGGCATTGACCGACTCAAGGCAATCGACTACGCACTCCGACAGGTCGGCGTCAAATACAGTGTTGCAGCCATTTTTTCTATCGCACTGTCGCTCCTTACGCCGAAGGCAATCGCCTTTGACTTCCGCCGCAACGGGGATGCACTCATCTGCTCAGCTCTTGTGGCAAGATGTTGGGAACACGGGGGTTGGATCTGTCCAGGCGACCCGTTCCAAATCACCCCAGCGGAGTTAGCGAGGGTAACGCAAAGCGTTATGCCGTAACCAAGGGAGTTGGAATGTCGGACCTGCCCATACACGTAGTAGTTCTTGATGAACGGTTTTGGTCAAAAGTAAACAAGACAAGTTCTTGTTGGTTGTGGACGGGATCAACTGACCGAAACGGCTACGGCCAAGTCAGGCGAGGACCACGACCCGGAAAGCTCTGGTACGTTCACAGGCTTGCCTACACTTGTTTGGTTGGCCCCATCGCTGACGGTTTGGTCATTGACCATTTGTGCAAAACACCTCGTTGCCTCAATCCCGAACATCTTGAACCAGTGTCGCAAGGTGTAAATGTAAGACGTGGTAAGGGTAACGGTTACCGCGACAAGACTCATTGCAAACGGGGGCACGAGTTCACGCCCGAGAACACTTACCGACGAAACAACTTCCGTCAATGTATCGCGTGCAGAGTGGAGTACGACCGTAACCGCTACGCAGCAAAGAAGGCATCGTGAACGAACAACTCCCCATACACGTCTGCATCCCCGATACACAGGTCAAGCCTGGTGTGCCCCTCGATCACCTTGAGTGGGCTGGTCAGTATCTTGTCGATCACTTCGGCGGTCGGCCCAACGTCAAGATCATCCATATCGGTGACCACGCCGACATGCCGAGCCTCTCTTCCTACGACGTGGGCAAGAAGGAGATGGAAGGCCGACGCTACAAGGCCGACATCGCCGCTGCCAACTACGGCTTTGACATCCTCAACGGCCCGATCGCAACGTACAACACTCAGCGCAAGTTGTACAAAGAGAAGATGTGGAAGCCCGATAGGTGGATCTGTCTCGGCAACCACGAGGACAGGATCAACCGTGCCATCAGCTCAGACGCAAAGCTCGAGGGCGTCATCGGCACCGACGACCTGAACTACGCCGAGCATGGTTGGAAGGTGGTCCCGTTCCGAGAGATCCTCTGGCTTGACGGCGTTGCCTACTCGCACTACTTCTACAACCAGATGAACGGTCGTCCCTACGGTGGCACCAACATCGAGACTCGCCTCAAGACCATCGGTCACTCGTTCACGATGGGTCATCAGCAGATGCTCATTCACGGCATCCGGTACGTCGCTGGCAAGCAGCAGCGCGGCCTCGTGGCCGGTGCGTTCTACATGCACGACGAGGATTACCTCGGCCCCCAGCAGGCGTACTGGCGAGGCATCATCGTCAAGCACCAGGTTGAGAACGGCTCCTACGATCTCATGGAGATCTCAATGGATTTCCTCTGCCGACGCTATGCGGGAGTCCGGTTGGAGGACTACACTCCTAGTCTCTTCGCACCTTCAACCGACTAGGAAACCCATGCACCTGTGCGCTCAATGCGAGCGTTGCGGGGCGACTGTAGACCTTGGACATCTCTACGATCTGCCCCAGCCGTCACGCCTAATGGCAACCCTCGCTGACGTTCTCCACGACCACGTTTGCATCTTTCAAAGAAAAACCTTGACATCTGCTTGAACTCCTTTACTATGGGTGACATCACCTACTAAGGGAGGCAATGCAATGGACACCATCAACCGGGTTCGGTTCACCGATCCCACGCTCAAGGCGATTGGAGATCTGATCCAAGATCAGTCTCTTCTCGCATCGCTCGCCGGTCAGGTCGAGGCGGTCGGCCACCGATTGCAGGATGCAGTCAACGAGCTGTCCCGTCTGCGTGACCTGTACGACGCTCAGTGCAAGGCAGACGACCCAGGCCCGGATCACGTTCTGGTCAAGCTGCCGATCCGCACCGCCGAGTTCTTTGCGTACCCCGAGTACGCATGGTCGGTGCCAGAGCTGGCCGAAGTGCAGGCCGGTTGCCAGGAGGTCGTGTGATGTACGACTGGAAGGCGCCAGAGCGCCACTCCACCATCAGCCATGTGTGGCTGAGCGAGATGATGGACGAGAACGAGGCCAAGGGTCGCAAGGCTCAGGCGTTCGACACCCCGTTCCGCTACTCCGACGCAGGATCGTGTGGGCGCAAGTTGGCCTACAGCAACCTCGGCTACGAGGGCGAGCCATTTGACGCACCGGCAACGCTGGTGACGTGGGTTGGCACCACCATCCACGAGAAGGTGCAGGCCGCAGCAGCAGAGCGTTGGGGCGGAGCGTGGGAGGAAGAGGGCAAGTCCGAGATCCCCGGCATCACGTCGGGTCACTACGACGGCATCCTCACCCACCCTGACGGCACTCGCACGTTGTACGAACTCAAGACGATGGGCGGCACGGCGTTCAAGAAGAGCGTCGGGTTCTCCAACAAGGGTTTGGGCACGCCGGTCGGTCCGAGGCGCTCAGCGGTCATCCAGGCGGCTCTCAACGCACTGGCGAACGAGTGCGACGACATCATCATTGGGCACATCAGCCTCGAAGCCATCTCCAAGCAGGCAGCAGCTCGCATGGAGATTGACGAGATGAGCCGGATCATCGCTGAGTGGCGCATCCCCCGTGAGGTTTGGGAGCCACTGGCGTATCAGGAACTTGGACGGCTGACCGAGATCCTCGATGACCTGCACGTTGACGTGCTCCCGGAGCGACAGGCCGTGGACGACGATGGCAACCTCGTGGTTCTCAATCCCGAGAGCAGCCGGTGGTGGCAGTGCTCGTACTGCTCGTTCAAGAACCAGTGCCTGCGAGATGGTGCTGGCCGAGTCTCTATTAAGGAGAGCGTCAATGCAGAGTGAGTCACTCAACGAGCTTGTGCCAGCGTTGGTCAAGGCACAGGCCGAGTTCACGGCCATCCCGAAGGACAGCACCAACCCGTTCTTCAAGAGCAACTACGCTGGTCTGCCAGTCGTGGTTGAGAAGGCGTCACCGATCCTCAGCAGGCACGGTCTGGCGATCAGCCAGCACATCGGCAACGAGGATGGGTTGGACGTGCTCACGACCTACTTGCTGCACTCATCGGGCCAGTTCATCGCCCACTCGATGCGCCTGCACTTGACCAAGGATGACAGTCAGGGGATGGGCAGCGCCACGACCTACGCTCGGCGCTACTCGTTCATGGCGGTCCTCGGTCTGGTCGCTGACGACGACGACGATGGCAACGCCAGCAGCAAGCGTCAGGCGCCACCACAGCGTTCGGAGAAGCGTGAGGCTCCTGCACCACGTCCGGCGCCGAAGGAGGCTCCCAGCGGCGCTGAGGCGGTGTCTCAGATCAAGTCTCAGATCAAGAGGCCCATGCCCAAGCGCAACCCCGCAATCGGCAAGCCCGAGGGCAAGCCAATGAGTGTTGAACAAGTCGCTGAGACCTTCTCGGCGCAAGAAGCCTACGACGGCTCACCCTTCTAAGGAGGAATGACATGCACGCACACGGAACAGGCAGGCTCGGCAAGGACATCGAGTTGAAGGTCAGCGGCAACGGCAACGCGTGGTTCTCCACCAGCTTTGCTTTCAACAGCCGGGTCAAGCGAGACGGCGAGTGGAAAACCGAACCGATCTGGGTCACGCTCAAGGCGTTCGGTGACCAGGCCGAGCACGTCAGCCACTACGGGGCCAAGGGCACCCGGCTGCTCGTGTCCGGCGAGATTCAGATGGACAAGTACGAGAAGGACGGCCAAGAGGTCGAGCGTCTCGTGCTCGTTGCAGATGAGATTGGGCTGGATCTTCGATTCGGTCTTGACAACGGCTGAGAAGTCGTTACAGTCCAAGCACAACAAGATGTTGACCGGCCTAGCCCTTACTCCAAAGGATGACGGCGAACCTGCGCTTCGTTGACACAGCGTCAAACAAGCTATTGTTCACACAGGCTTGAAGGTTTGCCGGTCGGTCACTTTCTACAAGCAACAACGATCCAAGGGAGGATCATGGGACACCACAAGCAACTGGCAATCGAACTCCAAGAAGGCGGTTACTCGGAGGAAAAAGGCGACGAGGGCGAGACTTTCTTCGTCAAGGAGTTCTCCAAGGGCCGAGTCTACGTCGAGCAAGACGGCACGATTTGGTCGGTTGTTGACACGCCCAAGTGGGAAAGGTTTCACCCGACGCTGGACGAGGCAGAGGCGGCGGTGGCATGAGGTACGTCAAGGTCAAGAACCAGAGCGAGCTTGATGCTGCCCTCAAGCGAGGCGACTACCCCAAGTGCGTCGGCGACGGCGAGTTCGTCGTGACCGACTCCGCCACGGTGTGGGCCTACGACTCCGCCACGGTGCGGGCCTACGACTCCGCCACGGTGCGGGCCTACGACTCCGCCACGGTG